GTAATTATTGTATCTACTCCACACGGTATGAATCACTTCTACCGTATGTGGCATGATGCGGAGAAAAGAAAGAATGAATATATTCCCACAGACGTTCACTGGTCAGAAGTTCCAGGTAGGGACGATAAGTGGAAAGAAACTACTATTGCAAACACTTCAGAACAACAGTTCAAGGTTGAGTTTGAGTGTGAGTTCTTAGGATCAGTTGATACACTGATTGCACCAAGTAAACTAAGAACTCTTATATACGACAATCCTATTCAGAGAAATGCTGGATTGGATGTATATGAACCGCCCAAAGATAAACATGACTATGTAATAACAGTTGACGTTGCAAGAGGTGTTGGCGAAGACTACTCTGCATTTGTTTGCGTTGATATTACAGAGTTCCCTCATAGAATTGTTGCTAAGTATAGAAATAATGATATCAAACCGATGTTGTTTCCTAACATCATCTATGAAGTAGCAAAGAATTATAATAGTGCGTATATTTTATGTGAGGTAAATGATATTGGAGATCAGGTTGCAAGTATTTTGCAATATGATTTGGAATATCAAAATCTTCTTATGTGTTCTATGAGAGGTAGGGCCGGACAAATTGTTGGGCAAGGATTCTCTGGAAAGAAGACACAGTTAGGTGTCAAGATGTCCAAGACAGTTAAAAAGGTTGGATCTCTCAACCTCAAGACTTTGATCGAAGAAGATAAGTTAATCTTCAATGATTATGAAATCATCTCGGAGTTGACAACCTTTATCTCAAAACATAATTCATTTGAGGCAGAAGAAGGTTGTAATGATGACTTGGCAATGTGTCTGGTTATCTATGCCTGGTTAGTCCAGATGGACTACTTCAAAGAGTTAACAGATCAGGACGTAAGAAAGAGATTATACGAAGAGCAAAAGAATCAGATTGAACAGGATATGGCACCATTTGGTTTTATGAACGATGGACTTGATGATGCAAGTTTTGTTGATGGTGATGGAGATAGATGGTTCAATGCAGATGAATATGGTGATAGGTCATTCATGTGGGAGTATCGATGATTGACATAGATGGTCAGATTCAATTAGGTCATTTATTACTTCAAGATAGAAAATGTAGAGTGTGTGGAGAAGTTAAGAATTTAGTTGACGACTTCTATAGAACAAGAAAAGATAGAGGTGCTGTTGCATCATCATATTCATATGAATGCAAAGAGTGCTGTAAGAAAAGAGTGAAAAAATCTTCAGATAAGTGGGAATATCCTGATTGGTAGTTCACGTCAAGATTCCCCTGCGAAAAGTGTCTTTTTAATAAATATTTTCAGACAAACTGAGATTAACGGAGAAACAAAACATGGCGACTCCTCAATTATCTCCCGGAGTACAAATCAGGGAGGTTGACTTAACAGTAGGAAGAGCTGAGAATGTACTGGACAACATTGGCGCTATTGCTGGACCCTTTCCACTTGGCCCTGTAGATGATCCAATTGACGTAGCTACTGAACAAGATCTTATCGGCGTTTTCGGTAAGCCCCTTTCAACGGATTCGCAATATGAGTATTGGATGAGTGCATCATCCTTCCTCTCATATGGTGGAGTTCTGAAGGTTGTAAGAACCGACGGGGACAATCTGAAGAACGCAAATGCTGGTGTAGGCATCGCAAGCACCACAACTCTGAAGATCAAGAATTACGACGACTATATTAATAACTACGCTGACGCAACCAACTATAACTACGCTGCTAAGTACCCCGGTTCTTGGGCGAATGGTTTGAAGGTTTGCACCATCGACGATCTTGCTGACCAGAGAATTGGAATCGGAACCACTGCACCATCTCAAGCAGGTATTGAGATTGGTTTAGGTGTTACCTGTTCACTTTCTGGAGTAACCATTGCTGGTCTTGGAACAACTACAGCGTTCACCGGATACCTTAAGGGAATTGTTACTGGCATTAACACTGATGCTGCTGGTGGAGACAGTTCGGTTGACGTTAAGATTGTTTCTCGTGTAGAAACGGTCGGAAGTGGTGCAACAGAAACAAGAGTCGATTATGCTGAATCCAATAGAGGAAAAGCATTCGCAGTTTCTGACGAACTTCATTTCGTAGCAACTACTGGTGTTAACACTGACGGTCTTGGATACACCCTAAGCGCAACCAGCGTTAAAGACTGGTACGACGAGCAAACACTGGGTCTGACTAACAGTACTGTGTACTGGAAGTCTCTTGCACCAAAACCAGTTACTAACAATTATTCAGAAACCAGAAATGGTGGTGGCGATGCTCTGCACGTTGTCGTTGTTGATGACGAAGGATCTATCAGCGGAATTCAAGGTAACATCCTTGAGAAGCACATCAGTCTTTCCAAGGCAGTTGACTCCGTTTCTGCTGTAAATTCACCTCAGAAAGTCTGGTATCAAGATTATCTTGCAGACTTCTCCGAAAATCTGTTCGCTGCTGGCAATCCATCAAGCGCAGCAGATTCCCATCATGGCACTGCACCAAGAGCAGTTGGATTTACTTCTGTTTCTGGCACTAAGTCTGAGTCCTTTACTCCAATTACTACCGCAGGTGGACTTTGGGGACAGAACGCACAAGACGTGTTCTTCAGTGCAGTTGGTAACGTAACTTATCAACTTGGTGGTGGTAAAGACTACAGTGGTGGAATTCCTGCTACTGGAGACAATGGTGGAATGTCCACCTCACTGAGCAACATTCAAACATCCTATCAACTCTTCGAGAACAAGGATGAAGTTGCAGTTGATTATCTGATCATGGGTCCTGGTTGCGACACTGAGGCAGAATCGCAGGCAAAAGCAAACTATCTGATCTCTCTTGCAGAAGGAAGAAAGGATTGCATGGCAACAGTTGGACCACACAGAGCAAACTTGGTTAACGTAACCAACACGACTACTCAAACTGATAACCTGATTCAGTACTTCTCAGTTCTGAATTCCTCTTCTTATGCAGTATTTGATACTGGTTATAAGTTCACTTATGATCGCTTCAACAACAAGTTCCGTTACATTCCAACCAACGCTGACGTTGCTGGATTGATGACCAGAACTGCAATTGAAGCATATCCTTGGTTCTCTCCCGCAGGTGAGCAGCGTGGTATTATCAACAACGCTATCAAACTTGCATATAACCCAACCAAGGCACAGAGAGACAAACTCTATCCCGCAAGAATCAACTCCATTGTCACTAAACCTGGTATTGGAACACTTCTCTTCGGTGATAAGACTGCACTCTCTTACGCATCTGCATTCGACAGAATCAACGTCCGTCGCTTGTTCCTCACTGTTGAGCAAGCACTTGAAAGAGCAGCAGAGGCACAACTCTTTGAACTCAATGATGAGTTGACAAGAGCGAACTTCAGAAACATCGTTGAACCTTATCTCCGCGATGTTCAGGCAAAGAGAGGACTCTACGGATTCCTGGTTGTTTGTGACACTTCAAACAACACTCCTGATGTCATTGACAACAATGAGTTCAGAGCAGACATCTTCCTGAAACCAGCGAAGTCGATTAACTACATCACCCTAACCTTCGTTGCTACCCGTACTGGTGTTAGCTTTGAAGAAGTAGCAGGTAGAGTTTGATTAAGTATCGCTAAATAACACCAGGAGGATAAACTAATGGCAACATCCAGAGCAAATCAAACCATTGCTGATTTTAAATCAAAACTGATTGGGGGCGGTGCCCGCCCTAATCTGTTTGAGGTTGAACTCACCACCCTCCCTGCCAGCGTGCAGGGATGGGATGCCGACACCTTCAAGTTCATGTGTAAGGCAGCAAACATGCCTGCACAAAACATCGCTTCAATTGACGTTCCTTTCAGAGGTCGTACTTTCAAAGTTGCTGGTGACAGAACCATCGATCCATGGACTATCACCGTTATCAACGATGAAGACTTCAGACTGAGAAGAGCATTTGAAGAATGGTCAGAGCAAATCGCTAAGTTGGATAACAACCTTGGCGCAACTGATCCAGGTGCTTACATGGTCAACGCGAAGGTCTATCAACTTGGTAGAGGTTCAACTGCAAGCAGCAAAGACAATGCAGGAAGCAGCAATGCTGTTCTTGCAGAGTATCAGTTTGTGGACATTTTCCCAACTAATGTTTCTCAGATTGATCTCTCATATGATAGCACTGACACCATTGAAGAATTCACCGTTGAATTCCAGGTTCAGTCTTTCAACATCCTTGAACCTAAGGTAGGAGCAGCAGCCCCTTCTCCTAACGGCTAATAAATAGACGTAGGAAACCTTAGAAAATAAATCATGTCTAAGTTATTTGGGTTCTCGATAGAGGACACAGAACCACTATCTCCGTCAGCGGTCTCCCCCGTTCCTCCTAACAATGAGGACGGGGCTGACCACTATGCGAGTAGTGGTTTTTTTGGGTCTTATGTTGACTTAGAGGGAGTATTTCGTACTGAGTTTGATCTCATCAAAAGATATCGTGAGATGGCACTTCATCCCGAAGCGGATAGTGCCATCGAAGACATTGTAAATGAAGCAATCGTATCAGATACAAACGACAGTCCTGTAGAGATTGAACTTTCAAATCTTAATGCCAGCGATGGTATTAAAACCAAGATTCGTAAAGAGTTCAAGTATATCCTCGATCTCTTAGATTTCGATAAAAAAGCACACGAAATCTATCGTAACTGGTATATCGATGGACGTATTTACTATCATAAAATTATCGATCTGAAGAATCCTACCGCAGGAATTCAGGAGTTACGTTACATTGACGCAGCAAAGATGCGTTATGTAAGACAAGAAAAGAAGAAACCTGGAGATAAGAACAACGGTAATGCTTTTCAGAAACTGAGAAGTGATAATCCAATGGATTACAACTTCCCAGAGATCGAAGAATATTTCATCTATAATCCAAAATCTCAGTATCCTGTTGGTAATCCAGCACAGACTGGTGCAAGTGCTGGGGTCAAGATTGCAAAAGATTCTATCACATATTGCACATCTGGTTTAGTTGATCGTAACAAAGGAACTACTCTTTCGTATCTTCATAAGGCCATCAAATCGCTCAATCAACTTAGAATGATTGAGGATTCGCTGGTCATCTACAGATTGTCCCGTGCTCCTGAGCGTCGTATTTTCTACATTGATGTTGGTAATCTGCCCAAGCAAAAAGCAGAACAATACCTGCGTGATGTGATGATGCGTTATCGCAACAAACTCGTATACAATGCTGACACTGGAGAAATCCGTGATGACAAAAAGTACATGGCAATGCTCGAAGACTTCTGGCTCCCCAGACGCGAAGGCGGAAGAGGAACAGAAATCTCAACTCTCCCAGGAGGACAGAACCTCGGTGAAATCACTGATATTGAGTATTTTAAAAAGAAACTCTACCGTTCACTTAACGTCCCTCCATCACGAATGGATGG